CGGAGACACGGACATTGCCGATCGACAGGCCGGTTTGATGCGAGGCCTTGTTGATGTCGAGCGAATCACCGACTTGCAGGCCGGGAACGGCAAACGTCTGCTCGACGGTGGTGTTGGCACCCACAGCGGCAGGCGTCAGCACCTGGCGGATGATGAACAGCGTGGAAACGGGGGTCTGGTTCGAGCCGTCTTGGATGATTCCGATGTATCCAGGCATTTCTATTGCTCCGGGCTAGGTTGGGACGTAAAAAAAGCGCCCGGAGGCGCTTGGTTTGGCTGCTGCTGCATTGGATCTGGCGGGGAACCGTCCGCTGGCATTCCGGTTTCCATCATCTGCATGACCACTTGCGTTGCCACATGGGCGACCAGTTGCGGGTCCAGCGGCTGGCCAAGGGCCTGTAGACGCTTGGTTTCAGCGTCGTACTCCTTGATATTCACTTCCTGCTGGTCCTTGCCTTCTCGTGCGTCCTGCAGCATCTGCGACAGGTGCTCGATCATCTGGCCCATCTGCGTCATCTTCTGCTGCATGTCCTGCTCTTGCGGGCTAGGGCCTTCGCCGAGGATCGCAGGCGGAATCGTGCGGTGCAGACGTTCGGCCACGTCCGAAGCCATCGGGAAATCTGCTGCCTTGAACAGCAAGTCACCGGCCACCTTCATCAGATCGCGGTCCTGAGACATGATCTGCGTCAGCGCATTGAAGGCTTCCTGGCGACGGGTCTCGAAGTTCGGGCCGACCTCGACTGTCACGTCATAGCGGCCAATTCCAGGGTTGTAGATGAGCTGTACATCCAAGCCTTCGCGCTCTTTCTCGGAGGGCGCGGGCTGCCCGTTCTCCATCATCACTGGCTGCTGCTGCTCAGGATCGAGCGTCGCGAACGTCTCCGTCCCGTCTTCCCCGATGATCCGCAGTACGCGCTTCGTGTCGTAGATCTTCGGGATCAGGTCGATCAGGATGCGCCCGGTGTAGCGAATTGCTCTAGCAACGTTGTCGATGAAGTGATACGTGGCCGTGTCGCCCTGACGCTGACGAGCCTGGATCGCAACACCGGCTTGGGCGTTCGACGGCTGGCCGAATTGCTCCTGATACTGGCCCGAGGCCATCATCAGTTCCTGCTGCGCGGTCTGCATACCGGTCAGATAGGCCGCGGCACCGACAGGAGGTTGCTCGCGTTGCGGCTTCTGGATCGGATTGCCCTGCTCGTCAAACGCGTTGTACGGCAGGTAGGGCAGGTTATCGAGGTTCGCCCGGGCCCACTCCGTCTCGTAGCCCTCAATGGCTTCAGCCGCAGCGATGAACGGCGTCTTGGTCTGCAGCGCGATGAATTCGACGTTGGCGCTCGACATGTAGTTGTACATGCGCTGCGCGTCCTTCAGGTTCCGAGTGTGGCCCTTGCGCTCGATCTTGCCGTCAATGAACCGCTCTTCGCCAACCACGCGCACCAGCGGGATATACCGACCGGGCCACGGCTTCTTGTCGATCACCTTGTTGCCAGCGATCTTGTACCAGGTGATCTCAGGCACCACCACGTCACGCCGCTGGATATTCGGATCGGTCTCAAGAAGCGCCTTTTCCTCGCCCTCTGGCAAGTCAGACAGCAGCATCGGCCCGCGCATCGGGTGATTCACCAGCGTGTCGCGCTTGGCGGTCTTCCGGAAGTACTCGGCGATGCGGATCTTGTCCTTGTCGATCCACGAATTGCCAGTGCGGTCCAGCGGGAAGTTCACATCCTTGGCTTCCTCGCCCGGATATTGCGCCTCAAACTCCGTCTTGGTGATGTCCTCAAAGACGAAGCCGAACTTGGCGTCAGCACCATCCGCAGACTCAATGTCCGGATCGAGGTAGACCGTCATCGCGTCCTTGATGCGGCGAAGGAAGATTTCCTGCTCAAACGAGCCGTCGTGCGCATAGTCCGTGATGACGCGCCAGTAGCCGATGCCGCCCTCGACCGCCGACTCCGTGGCCGTGTCGTAGACCGTCTCAGCGTGCGAGTTGTACTCGATGTGCCGGACAATGCCATCCAGAATCTTCGCCACCTCGACATCCGCAGCGCCATCGACCGGCAGCGTCTTGATGCTCGGCTTGTTCTTCTTTGCGTCGTTGATGATCTGCAGGTTGTGCTGACGTGTCTTGTTGATCGTCAGGCACGGGCGATTGTCACCATCACGCGAATTGCGGATCTGGTCAGGCCACTGCCAGCCGTTGTCCGGATCGCCGTTGGCAAACTTCACGTCCTCGACAAAGCGACGGCGAAACTCGTCCTCGATCTCCTGGCAGCGTTGGAAGCGCTCCTGCGCCTCCTTCACTATCGGATCGGGTCCGTCATCCTTGCGTTTGCGTGCCATGCTTATTTCGGTCTCGCGCTTAGGTGAGTGTCACTCAGATCAACCACTCTCAATCCGTTTGGGAACGCCCAATCGTCGGGCGCCTGCACCTTCCACGTTTCTTTACCGTCGCCAACGCCAAGCACGATGACCGTACGGTTGATGTACTCGGACATTCCTGATCTGACGATGTAAGCCGTATCGCCGGGAGCAAAATAGTTGTTCATGTCAGCCCATCCAGCCGCCAGCGCCATGAATGCGCGGACGCTGCGGTTTGTCCTCAGTCTTCGGCTTCTTCCCGGCGCGACGCGCGCCCTCGCAGGCGTAGCGCAGCCCGTCAATCACGTGGTTGTCCTTGTCGTCCAGGATCGGGAGCACCGCCCCAGTCAGGGGATCTTCCTTGTACTTATAGAGCGACAGTTCATCGATCAGGTGTTGGCAGCGCGGGTGCACCACGATGTCAAACGACTTCAGAAACTCGACTCCCTCTTCCAGAGACTTCGCGCCCTTGATCGCCGGCATGATCTTCGGGAAGCCATGCTTCTGCATGTAGCTGATCGTCTCGGGCCGCGCGGAATCAGCCGTGATCGGCCATTTCTCGCTGTCCGGCACCGTCAGGAACAGATCAGGTGTGTCTACGATCTCGCAGCCCACCCGATACGCTACGTACGGCACATACAGCTTGCGGCCGACGATGTAGCACTGCACCAGCACCGTCGGGTCGACCGAGAATCCCCAGTCCGCGCCTTGTCGGATGATCTGGGCCGGATCAACGTCGAACTCTTCGACCGTCCAGTTATGGAACACTCGCGCATTGCTGTTTTGGCGATAGCCCCCGAGCCACACGTGCGCGTACTTGTCCGGGTCGCGCCGCTTGTCGAACTCCATCTCCGCGCGCAACTCATCGGGCAACCATGGGTTGTCCATGTAGTTGGCTTGCACAACAGCAGCATCAGGCGGCAACACATCGCTGCGAAGCAACTGGTCGATCGGATCGGTAGGCTGATCTGGGTTCCAGTCAAACCACAGCTGTGACCCCGGCTTGCGAATCGTCGGCCGGAGGATCGTCAGGCTCTTGTCCGTGGCGTTCTGCGCCTCCGTGAACCATGACCGATCGAATCCCTCCAGCGACTTGATCGACTCGGCCGTATGGTTCTGCATGCCCTCGAAGATCGTCACGCCGCCCTTCTTGGATAGGATTCGACGATCCTGCACCTCGAAGTAGTCGCCGGCGTTGTATGCCTGGATCTTCGATTCGAGCAGCTTCTTTACCGAGAACTCCAGAGACTTCAGCGTCTCGCGCACGCACACGAAATCGAACTTCTCGCTCACGTTCTCTTCGAGCCAGAGTTCGCCGAAGAAGTGAGACTTGCCGGAGCCTCGCCCTCCGTGAGCGCCCTTGTATCGAGCCGGCTGCAGGAGCGGGGAGAAGACCCTAGGCGTCTTTATGCGCAGGATCGACAATTTCGCGCACTATCTTTTCGAACTGCATCGGGCCACCATCCTCGCCGGTCAACTCCACCGACTGCTTGGACTTCCCATAGCCGCGGTCCAATAGTTCCTTTGCCGCCGCAATCCGCGCCGAATGGTTCTCGCTGGTCGTTAGGATGGTTGCCAGCTCTCGGATGGCGTCCTCGCCAAACTCTTGCGCCAACGCCCTGATGTCGGCTGTCGCTTTGTTCGGCGTGCCCTTGGTTCGTCCACCTCGGCGCTCGCCAGGCTGGGAACCGCGTGGCATTTACTATCCTTTGCTATCGATCGCTATTTATTGCTACTTTTGCAATTACTTCTTCTTCCCCAGCACCTTGTTCGCCTTCGCATCCACTTTCGCCTTCTGCCCTGCGCTCAGGTTGCCGGCGTTGTACTGCTGGCTAGCGCGGCTCTTCGCGTTAGCGGCGTGCTTCTTGTCCTCAACCGGATAGCGCCCACCAGGCAAAGCAAAGTCCTTCGCGGGCATCTTGTCCCGCGTGGCGGTGCTGAGTTTGGCCATGGTGGGATCCGGAAAAGAGAAACGCCCAGCCGACACATGCCGGACTGGGCGCGAAGCTAGCTTTTCGGGCTAGTGAAGGAGACAACGGTTGCGGCGGCACGGACTTGAACCGT